CGGAGATGTATGGGCCCTTCCTACTGAAGGAATTTCTCAAGCATGTGCCACTGAAACCAATGCATGATACAAGAATGATGGCTGAGGCAAAGTTTGATTTTGAGGAGAAGAAGACGCAGAAGAGCGCAGCCACAATTGAGAACCATAGCAACAGATCTTGCAGGGACTGGCTGGCCGACATGGGTATGGTTTTCTCAAAGTCTCAACTCTGCACAAAGTTTGACAATCGGTTCAGGGATGCGAAAGCAGCACAAACCATTGTCTGTTTCCAACATAGCGTCCTATGCCGCTTTGCTCCATACATGAGGTACATTGAAAAGAAACTCAATGAAGTGTTACCGGCAAGGTTTTACATCCATTCAGGCAAAGGTTTGGAAGAGCTAAATAAATGGGTCATAGAGTCCAAATTCGACGGGCTGTGCACGGAGTCTGACTATGAAGCCTTCGACGCTAGTCAAGACCAGTACATAGTGGCGTTTGAGCTAGCATTGATGAGGTATTTGGGCTTGCCCAATGATCTCATAGAGGATTACAAGTACATCAAAACGCACCTGGGCTCGAAGTTGGGGAATTTTGCCATAATGCGCTTCTCCGGTGAGGCTAGCACCTTCTTGTTCAACACAATGGCTAACATGCTTTTCACATTCTTAAGATACAAGCTGAAAGGGGATGAGCGAATATGCTTCGCTGGTGATGACATGTGCGCCAACAGAGCTTTATTCATTAAGGATACTCATGAGGGCTTCCTCAAGAAGCTTAAGTTGAAGGCGAAGGTTGATAGGACAAACCGACCAAGTTTCTGCGGGTGGAGCTTGTGCTCAGATGGGATTTACAAGAAGCCGCAGCTGGTCTTTGAGAGGCTTTGTATCGCCAAGGAAACGGCCAACTTGGCCAATTGCATTGACAATTATGCAATTGAGGTATCCTATGCCTACAAGCTCGGGGAGAGGATTAAGGAGCGCATGTCAGAGGAGGAACTGGATGCCTTCTACAATTGTGTGAGGGTGATCATTAAGCATAAGCATCTGCTGAAGTCTGAGATTCGCTGTGTGTATGAGGATGTTTGATAGCTTAGGTAATCAGCTTAGTAGTATTGAATATATGGATGTGTTTTTGCAAATTTTGAATAAATATAAGTTTGAGCGTGTTAGCAGTACTCTAAATAAACCAATAGTTGTTCATAGTGTCCCGGGAGCTGGTAAAAGTTCCGCTATTCGGGAGTTGCTTAAATTAGATAGTAGGTTTGAGTGCATTACCCGTGGCCGGCCAGACATCCCGAATCTAGAGGGGGCTTTCATCAAGGCTGAGCGTAGTGGGGAG